CTCGGTTACAATTCTTGCAAGGGTTAAGCACCTTTGCTACGTTCGGACGTGGCTGGACGGCTCGGGTTCAAAAGGTCGAAAAAGATGCCTTGGAGATGATAAATGACATTACGCAAGATAGCACTCCGTTCCGGCGTAAATAAAGAAAATACCCGCTACACCAATGAGGGTTCTTGGTATGACTGCGACAAAATTCGTTTTCGCCAAGGCACCCCTGAAAAAATTGGCGGTTGGCAACGTATTTCAGCGACCACGTTTCTTGGGCTATGCCGATCCTTGTGGAACTGGGTCACGCTTGGATCTCAAAATCTAATTGGTGTGGGCACCAACCTCAAGTTTTACATTGAAAACGGCGGTGCATACAACGACATTACGCCGATTCGTGACTCAGTAACACTGACCAATCCGTTTGAAACCTTTAATGGTTCGTCCATTGTTGAAGTGACAGATGCCAACGGCGGGTATATTGATGGCGATTTTGTAACATTTTATGGCGCCACAGCAGTTGGTGGTTTGACCATTAGCGGCGAATACCAACTGACTGTATCCGGTGCCAACACCTACACAATTGATGCTGGAAGCCCTGCCAACGCAGACGATACGGGTGGCGGCACTGTAATTGCCACTTACCAGATGAACGTTGGCCCGGCATTTGTGGTGCCGCTTACTGGTTGGGGCGCTGGTTCGTGGGGATCTGGTACTTGGGGGATTGGATCTACATCGACAGATGCCATCCGTATGTGGAGCCAAGCCAACTTTGGTGAGGACTTGGTGTTTGGTCCAAAAGGCGGCCAGATTTATTACTGGGACGCAACGCTTGGTTTTGCTCTGTCTACGTTTACCGTGACTATTGACACCCCCGCTTTGGTGACTGTCAGCAAAGCTGTTGCAGACGGCACGCCATTACGTTTTACCACAACTGGTGCGTTGCCGACTGGGCTAGTGGTTGGGGATCTGTACTATGCTCGTAACTCTACGGGTACAACATTCAATCTGTCATCAACGCCTACTGGGCCATTGATTGACACCTCTGGATCTCAGTCTGGCACGCACTCTATCCCGCCAAATGCAGAGCCATTAAGTGTTTGGGCGGGCGCTTCTGATGTGCCGGATGTGCAAAATTACCTGCTTATTTCTGATATCAGTCGTTTTGTATTTGCGTTTGGCACCAACGATATTGGTTCAGTCACGCAAGATCCCATGTTAATTCGCTGGTGTGATCAAGAAGACCCGTTTAATTGGACTCCGGCAGCCACCAACCAAGCAGGCTCGTTACGGCTATCTCGTGGATCTCAAATTGTTACGGCTATTCAGTCCCGCCAAGAGGTGCTGGTTTGGACAGATGCGTCTTTATATGCGCTGCAATATGTGGGCGCACCCGTGGTTTGGGGTGCTCAGTTGGTGGGTGAGAACATCTCAATTGTGAGTCAAAACGCTGTGGCCTATGCAAATGGTGTGACTTACTGGATGGGATACGACAAGTTCTACAAATACGACGGACGCGCCCAAACCTTGCGTTGTGACTTGCGCCAGTACATCTTTAACGACATCAATACATCTCAGTTTGCTCAAGTATTTGCGGGCACCAACGAGGCGTTCAACGAAATTTGGTGGTTCTATTGTTCGGCCAATTCAACTGAGATCAACCGTTATGCCGTTTACAATTATCTTGAAGACATTTGGTACTACGGCACCATGCAGCGCACGGCTTGGCTGGATTCAGGCTTGCGGCAGTATCCGTTGGCTGCAACCTATGTGAATAACTTGGTCAACCATGAAGTTGGCAACGACGATGAGATGGGCGCCAATCCAGTAGCAATCACGGCATACATCACTTCGGCAGAGTTTGACTTAGAAGACGGCCATCAGTTTGCATTTGTATGGCGTGTACTGCCCGACATTACCTTCCGGGGTTCTACAAGCGCCAACTCACCAAGTGCAACCATGTACTTATTGCCGCTTAAAAATTCCGGATCTGGATACGTGGTCAACAAGCCTACCAATGACAATCACTCGGTTGCCAATGAGAGCAGTAGAACTGTGACCCGTATAGCCACATTGCCGATTGAAGAGTTTACTGGTCAGATCTTTACCCGTGTTCGTGGCCGCCAATTGGCCATGAAGGTGGAATCTACTGGTCTTGGCGTGGCATGGCAGTTGGGCGCACCAAGGCTAGACCTCAGATCTGATGGCCGTCGCTGACCTATGGCACTAGAAGACTTCAAGGCGCCAGCGCTACCGTTTCCACCGGCGGAGTATGACCGTCAGTACTTTGACCAGTTGACCAAGGTACTGCGGATTTACTTCAACCAACTGGATTCCGAGACCCCAAACAAGGCGTTTTCGTACCGCACCAACAAGCTGATTCTGAATACGGACGCTGTTATTACCCCGTCCAAAGGCACGCTCAGTTGGAACCAAACTGACCAGACGGTTGATCTTGGTATGGATTATGGTGTGGTGCAGCAGATTGGGCTTGAGACTTATGCTCGCGTAGAAAATGCTACGGGCGTGACTATTCCTAACGGCACTGTGGTGGGTTTTGCTGGGGTTGGTGCCAATAACACGCTGTCTGTTGCGCCGTATTTGGCCGATGGATCAACGCCGACTTTGTATATCCTTGGTGTTATGACGCACGACCTGCCCAATTCTGGCGAGGTTGGCTACTGTACGGTGTTTGGGCACGTGCGCGGATTAGATACCAGCGCATTTTCTGTTGGTGACATCCTGTATGCCAGCCCGACCGTTGCCGGTGCGTTTACCAATGTGAAGCCGACTGCGCCGCAAAACGTTATTCCAGTGGCGGCGGTACTGTCCGTAGACGCGACAGATGGTGAGATATTTGTCCGGCCTACTATCGAGCAGCAGAAGTACTATGGCGTCTTTTCAGACAGCACCATACAAACTTTGTCGGCTGCTTATACCCCCCGTGCAGTGACGTTTAATACCACCGATTTTGCTAACGGTGTGTCAATAGGTAGCCCTACCTCTAGAATTGTGGTGTCAGACTCTGGGCTGTATAAGTTTGATTTTTCATTTCAGGTTGAAAGCACCAACTCATCCACTAAAGTGTTGTGGATATGGCCCCGAATTGACGGAAACGACGTACCAAACAGCAACTCTGAAATTACTATTTCGGGCAACGGCACAGTGTTGGTGCCGTCTTGGTCTTGGACGTTATCTTTGAACGCCAATCAGTATTTTGAGTTGATGTTTGCCGCACAAGACACAACAGTACGTCTTGTTTCCAAAGCCGCCGAAACAGGGGCTAACGGCACTGCAACATTTGCTCGGCCAGCGGTGCCGGGTGTTATTTTAGAAGTTACTGAGGTGCAGCAATAAATGAAAGTATATTGGGCCGATGGATCTGCTGTCTGGACAAATTACGCGGATGCAATCAGTATTCTGTTTCCGGCTTGGGAGCGAGCATTTGTTTCCGTGGCGCAGCACCATCTACCCAAGGTAAACAATCCTGAGCTAAAAGATAGGATTCTGGGGTTTATAAAAGAAGAAACGGCCCATGCCAATGCTCATGAGGCATACAACAAACGACATTACCTCAAAGAAGCTGAACTGGCTGAGATACAAAAAACTAAAGTTGTCCATAGAAAGCCGGGGTTAAAACTATGGCTCGGCACGATGGTGTCCATAGAACACCTAGCCGCCTGCCTATCCCGTGGGGTGCTGGAAAAGTTTAGCAACCGCACCGGACGAGACTTTTACCTGTTTTTGTGGCACTCACGGGAAGAGCTGGGTCACAAAAGTCTGGCCATTGATCTGTGGCGGTACTTGGGGTATTCTGATGCTGACCTTAGAAAGATTGCTAGGTTCAACCAATCTTATGTCCTCAAGTTTTTATTGGGGTATACCCTTAAAAGCGTGTATAAGGACGGCGCATTGACAAGATTGAGCACTTGGAAAGATTTGACTGTCTGGGCGTGGTTTGTATTGACCACAATGTTAATCCCGGCCATGAAAATCTATTTGCCAAACTTTCACCCTGACAAAGTTGATGACTCCAAGTGGCTGACGGCATGATGCTCAAACGTTTTTCTGCTGACAAAAACAACCCCGCGATCAAAGGAAACTTGAGCGCGGAAGAGATTGTTCGTGCGGACTGGGAGCGTAACTACAAAAAAATAGGGGTTACGTTTGACCAGACAAAAATGGCAATCAAGGTGCATGTCGATGAGGGCGAGCCGGTTTTCCGTGTACGAAATACCATCATTTTGATTAACCCGGAAAACGGCTACGAAGAAGTAAAGTTCCACACCATTACCGCTGATCCGTTTGAGGTATATACGTCTTTGTTGTTGATG